GTGCTACCTGCACCAGGTCGAGCTGCAGAAGATCCTCGAAGGCGTGATCGAAAACGATCAACGCTTCGGCATCGCTTTCGGCATTGATGAAGGTGACGACTGGACCAGCGAAGAGTCGCTGATCAAGGCCAACCCCAACATGGGCGTCTCAGTCGATGCCGACTACCTGAAGCTGCAGCAGCGCGACGCTCTGGCCGATTCGCGCAAGCAGAACACCTTCAAGACCAAGCACCTCAATGTCTGGGTCGCAGCCGCCTCCCCCTGGTTGAACCTTTACAACCTGCAGCTCGCCGGCGATCCCAGCCTCACCCTCGACAGCTTTGCGGGCGAAGAGTGCGTCGTCGGCCTGGACTTGGCCAGCAAGCAGGACATCGCCAGCGCCGTGTGGCAATTCAAGCGCACCATCGATGGAGAAGACCACTATTACGCCATCAGCCGCAACTATGTCCCATCCTCTGCCGTCGAAAAGCCGGAAAATGCCCACTACCAGGGCTGGGTCAATTCCGGCCACCTGATTGTCACGCTGGGCAACATGATCGACCTCAGCCAGATCGAGGAAGACATTTTTACCAGCGCCGAAACCGTCGTATTGCGCGAAGTGGCCAAGGACCCCTGGGGCGGTCAGCAGCTCGGCGCTAACCTGGCCACCCAGGGCATTGAGGTCGTCGACATTCCGCAGCAGGTGCGCTACCTGTCTGAGCCCATGAAGCAGATCCAGGCGCTCACCGACGCCGGCCGCTTCCACCATGACGGCAATCCCTGTTACGTCTGGATGCTCAGCAACGTCGAGGTCAAGGAAGATCGCAACGAAAACATCTTCCCGAGAAAATTGCGCGCCGCCAACAAGATCGATGCCGCGATTGCCACCATCGTCTCCATGTCCCGCGCGATGGTCACCGAGCCAGAAGAAAAATCATTCTGGGAAAAAGCCGCGGCATGAAAAAATATCTGCCTGACCTGCTGCTGGTCGCCGGTGCTGCATCCGTGGCCTATGGCGCCTGGCTGGCCTGGTCACCGGCCGGCTACCTGGTCGCTGGCGCGCTGGCGATTCTTGCCGGACTCAAGATAGGAGCGGCCGCCTGATGGCATTTCTTGCACAAGCCTTTGCCCGCAGGTCGGCCGGACCGGATCTGATCCGCGACGCCATGATTCGCGCCGGCATGGCGTCATCGACCGGCAAGCTTATCAACGTCAAGACGGCCATTCAGGTGGCCACCGTCTTTGCCTGCTGCCGCGTCATCGGCGAAGGCATTGCACAGGTCCCGTTGAAACTGATGAAGGAAGCACCCGACGGCAAGACCCGGTTGCCGGCCAAGGATCACCCTTTGTATGCGCTGCTCGCCTACAAGCCGAACCCCTGGCAAACGAGTTTCGAATATCGCGAGATGCTCGCCTGGCATGTCGTGCTGGCTGGCCAGCACATCAGCTTCATCAATCGCGGGTCGCGGGGCAAGATCTACGAGCTGGTGCCGTTCGAACCGGGGCAAGTCACGGTGAAGCAGGCGTCTGATCGCACTCTCAGCTATGACGTGCGGGCGCCGGACGGAAGTACTCAAACCTTTCCGGCCGAAGCGATCTGGCATGTGCGCGGTCCCTCCATGGACGGCTGGCGCGGGCTGGACGCAGTACGCCTGGCGCGCGAAGCGATTGGCCTGGCCTTGGCCACCGAGGAAGCGACCGGCGCACTGCATCGGAATGGCGTCAGACCTTCCGGCGTGTATTCCGTCGAAGGGACGCTCAAGGACGAAGGTTACAAGGAACTCGCTGCCTGGATCGATGAACGCAACGCCGGTGCTGCAAATATCGGCAAGCCGATGGTCCTGGATCGTTCGGCCAAGTGGATCGGCACGCAGATGACCGGCATCGATGCCCAGACGCTGGAAATGCGTCGCTTCCAGATCGAAGAAATCTGCCGCTTCGCGCGTGTAATGCCGATCATGGTGGGCTACAGCGACAAGGCCGCGACCTACGCCAGCGCCGAGCAGATGTTTTTGTCTCACGTCGTGCACACCCTGGCACCGTGGTATCAACGCCTCGAGCAATCTATCGATGCCAGCCTGCTCACCGATGCCGATCGCGCCGCAGGCCTGTACGCGAACTTCGTCGAGGAAGGGTTGCTGCGTGGATCTGCTGTCGATACCAAGGACACGATCCTCGGTTACGTCAATGGTGGCCTGCTCACGCCGAATGAGGGAAGAGCCAAGCTCGACCAGAATCCGGACCCAGATCCCGCCAGCGACAAGCTGAGAATTCCGGCCAACATCGTCGGGTACCTCCCGGCCGCCAAACCGAAAGGAACGCCATGAATACCAAGACAATGGACTTCGGCTTCGAGTTGAAATCCCTCACCGAAACGGGCGCCTTCGAAGGCTACGGCTCGGTCTTCGGCGTCAAGGACAGCTATGACGAGATCGTCGCGCCGGGCGCCTTCGCCGATTCCCTGGCGACGCACAAAGCCGCCGGCACCATGCCCGCGCTGCTCTGGCAGCATCGCAGCGCCGAGCCGATCGGCATCTATACCGGCATGAGCGAAGACCAGATCGGCCTCAAGGTCGCTGGCCAACTGGCCATGAAAACGGTACGCGGGCAGGAAGCCCACGAACTGCTCAAGATGAAAGCCTTGAGCGGCCTTTCCATCGGCTTCGTCACACGCGAGGATTCCTATGATCGGCTCACCGGCATCCGCACCCTGAAAAAAGTTGATCTGTGGGAGACCTCCCTGGTCACCTTCCCGGCCAACGATGCCGCCCGGGTCCAGGCCGTCAAGAGCATCGAGGAAATTGAGGATCTGAAGTCTGCGGAAAGGTATCTGCGTGATGTAGGCCTGGGCCGCACAGAAGCAAAGGCGTTCATCGCCCGTTTGAAATGCCTTGGACAGCGCGACGCTGATGATGGCGAGATGCGGATCATTGCCAAGATGCTCCGTGATTTGAAAGTTCCCGCATAGCAGCATCCGCAGCACCCAAGCAGGCCGCCTCCGGGCGGTTTTTTCATTCAATGAAAGGAGCATCATGAAACTCAGTCATATCCGCTACGCCTTCGTGGCAATCCTGGCACTCGTGGCCGTCTCGGTCTTTGCTGGCCATCCGCTGGTTTCCCCGGATCTACTTTCCGGCGCCACTGCCCTCGGCTTCGCGCCGTTCATGCTCGGTGAAATTTCCCCGGTCGAAGAGATCAAGACGCTCATCGAAAATCAGGGCCGCGCCTGGGAAGAGTTCAAGAAGACCAACGACGCCATCATCAAGGCCAAGGCCGACGGCCAGTCCGTTGCCGAGCTGCAGGTCAAGCTCGACAAGATCAATGCCGACATGGAAACACAGCGCAAGTCCTTTGAGGCGCTGGAAGCGAAGACCACCCGCCCCGGCGCCGGCGGATCTGCCAATACCGAGCAGAAAGCCGCTGAACGCAAGGCCTTCGACAAGTTCCTGCGCACCGGCGACGATTCCGAGATCAAGGAAATGCAGCGCAAGGCCATGAATAGCTACTCGGACCCGAACGGCGGTGTCCTGGTGCTTGAGGAAATGGACGGCGTGATCGATCGCGTCGTCCCGACCATCAGCGCCATGTTCCGGCTGGCCAACAACGTCACCATCGGCTCGCAGAAATACACCAAGCTGGTCAAGAAATCCGGCATGGCCATGGCCTGGGTGGCGAACGGCGGCACCAGCGGCGAAACCACCGAGCCGACCTACGCGGAAATCGAGATCGAGGCCTTCCCCGGCGAGATCGAGCCCTGGGTTCACAATGAGACGCTGCAGGACGCCTTCATCGATCTGGAAGCGGATCTCGCCAATGAGGCCGCCATCGGCTTTGCCGAAGGCGCAGGTGCGGCCTTCATCACCGGCAACGGTGTCGGGCGCCCGCGCGGCATCACGGCTTACAGCAACGTTGCCAATTCGGCGTATGCCTGGGGCAGCATCGGCTACATCGCCTCCGGCAAGTCGGCGGCCTTCACTTCGGCGGCGCCTGCCGACAAGATTGTCACCCTGCAGCACGCCCTTAAGGCCCAGTATCGTCCCGGCGCCGTCTGGCTGATGAACGACACCACCCTGGGCGTTGCACGCCAGATGAAGGACGGCAGCGGCACCTACTACCTGTGGAACCCGGACCCGGCCGGTGCCTTCGGCGGTCGCTTCCTCGGCAACCCG